TTGATTTTTAACTAAGAAATTGACCGCTTCAAAGTTAGTGATAACCATATCAAGCGACGTATCTTCAAATACTTTTTGTCTATTCTTAGCGTAGGCAACACCGTATTTAATATCAGGTTGAAACTTTTTTATGTCGTCAACCCATGCTGCTTCCAGAATAGATAACGGTGCTAAAACAAGAGTTCGTCCGCCCCATTGTACATGTGCATCGAGTACTGACCTTGTTTTTCCTGTTCCGGGATCGGAAGTAATTAGACAACGTGAGTTGTTAGTTAGAAATTTTGTGGTTTCTTCCTGATGTGCATAAGCACTAATTGTTTTCTCCATCATAGCTGTATTTGTTATTTGTTATTTGTTATTTTGTACGAAAAGGATTATACCTACTTCATACCCCATTGACAAGCAGGGTCTTCACCATTTTTATAAGAACACCACTTACAACTGGATGTACTTGGATTAGGTGGAAATTTTTCTGCTGTTGTCATAACCAAAGCTCGCTCATGAAGTTTTGGTAAAAATAAAAGAGCTTGATCTCTAGTATAGGACTGTTCAGTTACAGTACCATGGTCTAGATACCAGAGCTCAGTTTGTACATGTTGCAGATCTGGATAACGTAAAAACGAACCAATTGCATATGTTAAAGCTTGTTGCCCATGTGCAATTTCATTACCAAACTGTCTACCAGTTTTGTAATCTATTACACGTGCGCTGGTCTTATCTTCATGTACGATTGCATCTAATTTGATACGAGCCCATACATCTTTTGCCATCCAATGACAGGCTTCCCATTCTATAGTAAAACCCCATTCGCCTTCGAGTTCTGCTTTACCTTCGTCATACAGATTTTTCAAACGTTCAAATTGTGATGTAAATTTACTTAAAGTATCTGGAAACTCTGGTAAACGTCCATCTACATATTTTTCAGCTTGATCGTGTATTTCGCTACCACGTTTTGCAGCAGGACCGTAGTCTTCACTAATTCTTTTTACTTTAGCTATGTAACTTCGATAAGCACAAGCCTCAAAAGTTTTAAGGGTTGAATGGGACCAAGCTGGTATAAGACCTAATTCCTTAGGTTTTGACATCTCTACGACATTATCAATATCGGGACGCCTGTCAGACGTAAGTTGGGGCATACATTTTAGGGGTTATTAGTTAATCATAGATTTGTCTCCTAATAATGTAGTATCTTTATCGTCAAAGTGTTCTTGTATTAAATTTTCTTTTACTTGGTTATCAATTACCCAAGTTACTAATACCCCTCGAGGAGCTGAACTGGATTTACCAGTGCCGACACGTTTACGTGTGGTAGTGACATTTAGTCGACTCATTGCTTTTGTAAAATCTCGTATAGCTAGTGCTTTTCTATTATCTGTAAGAACATCATACACTAGTTTAAAATGCTGCATAGGTATAACAAGCTCAGTGCCTGCTTTACTAACCCAGTCTTTAATATACCTTTGAGCTGTACTTATTCCACCGGCGTCAAAAGTATTTGTAAGTGGTATATCTAGTATTTCTACAAAGTATTCTAAATTGTTTTGTTTAATTGCAGTTGCAAATTCTTCTAGTACAGACATAGATACTTGTTTCATTTCTTTCTTAGCATCATTTTCTAATGCTGTATGAGCCATACGCTCATCTACTTGAAACTTTTGTAGAAGTCCTGCAAAAGCGAATAGTTCTGCTTGTACATCTGCTAGCATACCAATGAAGTTAGGATAAGCATCTTCTAACTTACTTTCTTGCCTGGGGGCTACATTGTAACGCCTGTCGCCTTCTTCTATTTTAACTGCATCAGCTCGGTTAGTAAGAAAGATAAAGTTACAAAAGCTAGGTAATTCTATTTGGTTAGTACGCATCGCACGTATAGTAAGAGTTGGTTCTGTAACTTGGTGTTTAAGTTTGTCAGCCATCCTGCCTGTGTTACCTGAATCACCCATACGAAACTCATCTACTACAAGAAACAGGGCTGTACGCATGTATAAGTTAAATTGTTCTTCTATGTTTTCTAAAGAACGCATTGGCACTTGTTGCTCACCAAACAAAGGTTTAAGTACTTTGTGTATAAACAAACCTTTACCAGTACCGGGAACGCCTGTAAATATCCATGCAGTCATTGTTTTACGTTTGTTTTGATAAATATAAGCAAGCCAATTAACAAAATGTTCAAGTTCAGTTTTACCTCCTCCAAGTATGTGTTGCATTAAGGTTAATGTATTAGGTATGTATTTGTACATCGATGCTGCAGTGCCATAAGTAAGCTCAGGTACTTCAGTAGATGCACCTAACATGTAGCCGGATCTTCTGTATAGGTTGACATGGTAGGGGGCCGTTTCCATTTGTATACCTTTTTCTGATGCTGGATCAAACACAACTTGTGCATCTGGTATATAGTCAGGCATTGGTCGGTTGTGGGTACGCATAAAACCTTCTAGAGACGTTTTTTGTGTAGGTGTTAATGGGTAATCATCAGTAAACTGAGATTTAGTATTATCAAATACTCCGTTAAAGTAAGTATCAGTATAAAAATCACGAAGAACAATAGGTTTGACGTTTTTAGTTCCATCAATTTTATCAGCGTATTTATCGAAAATAGTTTGATAAAACTCTGGGTCAGCTTTTTCAATTTCAAATATAGGTTCACCTTTGAAATTATACATATAGTGAGGGTTAGTGAGAATAAAGTAATACGCTCCGCTGTCGCCTCCGTTGATGTTACAGTTAACGTAAGGTTCTGATATACGACATATTTCTATACTCATACGATCAGGATTTTGAAGTACTTGTTCAGATACTCCGTTTACATTTACTGTAGATATCTTTTCGTTTTTCTTAACAAGCCCTGCTTTCTTACGTAAGCCATCTTTTATTTGTGTAGATAAACTATGTACTTTTTCAGGATTTACATCTCGTATTAAATTACTTATGTCTAAGGTTGGTGAACCACGGTCTATTTTTACAAACCTATCTCCAGTAACTGGGTCTTGTACACCTGTAAATTTAGGAGTACCTATATAAATAAGTTTAGAGTTATCAGCTAAGCTTACATCTAGTGGATAAGAAATACTTTGTCCATTAGCAGACAATACAAGTTGGTCAGCAAGTATATCTATTTCATAATTAAGTGTACGAAACCATTCTTTTAGGGCCCGAGGTTGTACAGTATGGTTAAGTAAAAAGAACAAATGCATTGAGATTTTGTTACTTTTTATTCCTAGGGACGCGGATGCTTGTGCAATATAACTTACGTTACTAAACTCTGATGGTAAATATTGCACAAAAGCTTCAGCAAGATTCTGTATATCATAAGTATTGTACTTACTTTTAGCACCAGGGAATGTAATGCCGTCTAAATCTAATACTAATAACTGTGTACTTGCAGCACGATCAGTCATTAGTGCACGTGATTCATTCTTTAGTTTTTTCTTTAAATCACCTTTGTGCAGTGCATGACCTGCAGCTGCGTGGGTTTGTAATAACTCATAGAACTTATCAAAGCCTTCTTGATTAGGTTCTATATTGTAATGCTCAGAGGTAAAGTTTTTTACCAGTGGGTAGGGTTTTGTTTCGTCAGTTGTTATTTCTTTGACAAGCTTGTGTTTAGCTTTGAGAAAGATTATCTCCATGATTTTTACTCCTGTGTATCAAAAATTTCTTTTCTATCTATCTTAACATATGGTTCTGCATCGAATGCAAGCTTTACTTGTTTAGGTCCTAAGTTTGTAATTGTAAACGTACAGATAACTTCTCCCAGCTCCGGGATATGTATAACAATACTTTCTTTTTTACGGCGACTAAGTACTAGATTGCTCACTTTTCAAAGTAGTTTTTAAGGTCTTTCCAATATTGTTTTAATTTATCGTCTAACGCTTTGTTCTGATAAGGACATAAAGCTTTGAGTAATACTTTACTAAGAACTACTACTAATATTATTACTAATAATGTTTCCATAATGACCTCACTTATTATATATTTTGCTGTACGCTCCTTCTGCATCTAGAGGGAGTTCTGTACACCAATCTGGTGGTTGCTTCATTATAGCCATTATTGTTGCTAATGTCTCATTAGCATGTTTATCTGAGCCAAGAGCAATGATTTCATCATGTACGGTTAATACAACTGAGATCCCAGGAAGGTTTTGTATAGCAAGCATTTGGTCAGTAATAACTATACGAGCTAGGGCTTGTACGATATTCTCTACAAGTCGCGGGCCGTGCGTGCGTGTAATACCATTGCGTCCTGAATCATAAACAAATTCGCCATTGTTATATCGCAGGTGTGGATATTGTAGGTACATACCATTGGGTAATTTTAATGCGTTACTAGCTACGGACAACGGTCCATAGGAGTAATTTGAGTCCGTCCTATCTAACATGTAGAACATTAATTGTTTACCTATACTCCATAGCTGGGGAATGTTTGGATACATTGCTCGGTACTGCGATACAATTCCTAAGGCCGTTTGTTGTGTAACATCAACAGCTGGTGAACCTTGTGCAAGTATTGCTTGATATTTGTTAGCTCCCATACCATAACCAAGACCAAGTATTGCTGTTTTACCAACATATCTTTCGAGTTTGTTTTCTTTTGTAATGGGTCGGTTATAAATCTGTGACGCAAAGTTGCTATACACATCTTCTCCTGCTGCAAATGAATTAAGTAAATCTTCTTCTTTTGCAAGCCAAGCAAGCATACGAGCTTCTATGTTAGATAAATCTGCAATGTACAACATCTGATCCGGCCCAGCTTGTAATGCATTACGAAGTTTAGAACCGCGAGGTAAGTTTTGTAGGTTTATCTTTTCTGTACCACCGAACCTGCCAGTATGTGCTGCATAATATCGTAATGGCACGGAAAGAGTTCCGTCGGGATTACATCCGTCTAGCAGCCTTTGTGCACGTGTTTCTTCAATACGTGACTTTACAGCTTCTCTTGCATCCCAGATGTGTTTGTACTGTGGATACATAATACACATTTGAGTATAAGCTTTATCTGTCTTACTAAACGCAGGAATCATTTTTCCAGTTCGCTGGGATTTTTTGGTTGGCACGGTGATATTGATTGACTCGAGATATTCTGCAAATTGTTTTTGAGACGCTAGTTGTGCACGTGTAAGCCCGGAGTCCTGTATGAGTTGTGCAGTATTTGCGACAATGTCATCTTTATGGGCCTGAAGTAATGTACGATTAAGAAATATTTTTGGTTCTACATACATACGACAAGTTAGATTTATAAGGTCAAGTTCTGATTGTGGGTAATTAGGCTGCATAACGTTGTACAATGCATAAGTTAGATCAACATCTTGTATACAATAACCAGCTATTTGGTCTTCCACATCTGGTGGTAAGTCAAAGATACCTTTTGCATTTACAAGTTCGTCGCCTTTACGCATTGTTTTGTCGTTAGGGAATATACGTTCGCAAGTATTTTTTAACGAAGCGCTTTCATTGGGTGCAAGTCCACGGGCCATGGCTGCTGTGTCGTAGTAGTATTTAGGATACACTTTGTAATACTGGGTAAGTATGTATGCGTCAAACAGAGTGTTGTGACACACGACTGCAGCGCCATCCCATTGTATAGCTTTGATTGCGTCTGCACATTCCTCAGCTCCAAACCATTCGGTAGGCTCATCATTCATTTTTATACCAACTCCCCACACTTTAAACAGGGGTGAGTGTACGTACTGCACAGCACTGAGATGTGCCAGGCTGTGTTCTGTATCGTAATAAGTTTCGAAGTCGAGTGTAATTACATTCATGTAGATCTCCTTTGTTGTATCATTAATTTTTGCCAATACTCATAATCTCCTTTTTTGGCACGTTCCCAACCTATGCGGGAATTGACCATGTTAAAAGCGACTGACAATCTTACTTTTTTATACTGTGTAAACGGGGCGTGTTCATCGGGGTAGGTATACGGACTTTTAGTATTCCGTTTTACCATTACATATGTTGACATATTAGTCCTCCTAGACTGTTGACATTTATCCTAAATGCTTTATGTTTGAAAATTAAGGGTATCACACTTGCAAGTGATACGTAAATATAACTTTAATATTAAAGGTGATTATATGGCTACTATAGCTACTTTAAGAAAGAGTGGTAACGTTGAAAGCAATTCAGCTTTTAAAGGTTTCCCTGAAGGACAAATGTTCACAAGGAAAGCTACTATTACTACTCCTGTCTTAGCATTAAACGATGTAATACAAACTTTAAACGTATACGCAGGGGAAACTTTGCACGCGTTAAGAGTAGTATCTACTGATATTGACACAAACGGTTCGCCGGCTGTTGTACTAGATATTGGTTACGGTAACAGCACGTCTGCTACTGGTGCCAACTCTGCTGCAATTAAAGACGGTTCAACTATTGGTCAAGCTGGTGGTATCGAGCTTTACAGTGCACTAAGTGCAGATGATGACGCAAGTGAACCAGTTGAGTTTACTGCAGACGATACTATTGATATTCATGTACAAGTCGCTCCTGCTACAGGTGCTGCTGGTACAATTACAGTTATAGGTTATTTTAGCTAGACAATAGCATAAACATAACTTAGACTATTAGGAGTTGATTTTCTCCTAGTATCAATGAAAGTGTAAAAAGGGCTTACTTTGGTAGGCTCTTTTTCTTTTTGTACAATTGATCGCCCAGGGTGTATATGTGTATACACTCACTGTCCTGCACAATAAGTTCAAAACCATTGAACTCTAATATTTCTACTTGACCTTCTTTTTCCAAGTAGTTTTTTAATTGGGTTAGACTAGACCAATCTTTGCTAAGCAAAGGGTCTTCATTAACCTGTTTGGGGGTGGGGGGTGTGGCTTCGATAACATCACCTATAAATTTCTTAACTATAGAGTTAAGGTCGGCACGAGTTATCATTTGTTTTTTGTTATAGAACTTTTGTCCAAGGTTCATTCGTTCGTCGTTCGTTAGTTCAATTGATATATTGGTTTTCATATTCGGTTTTTAATAATTTCTAAAGCTGCTTTATACCTTTGTATTTTTTTATTAGCTTCTAAAAGTTTTTGGTCGTCTCCAGTATCAGTCCAATCATCTTCAAGTTCGTCTACAAGACGTTCAAGAATTCTGTAGGCTTCTGAAATAGTTGTTATCATATTTTACCTTTACGTTTTAACGCAATGCGAATGCGTTGTAAGTGTTCAGGTGTAAGTTTTCCATTTGGTTTACTTATTGTCATATTAACTCCACTTCAAAAGTGTACTGTATGCCAGACATGTAACATGCTGTACACATAGATACAATAATAAAAAGTTGTATATAAAATAAATTTCTTAGGTTCATATTGTAGTCTCCGGATTCATTAGTTTGTGTAAATCAATATGTTTTCTTTGTTCAGGTGTAGCATTTTTAGTTACCCATTGTGGTGGATAATTTATTCCAGACGAATTACCGTGGTGATCTTTGTAGTGTTCTTTCTTTTGTATTGCACGAGTATAAGCTTTGAACACATCCTCCATGTAAGGTTTGTCTTGAGTAACAAATTGTTGATAAGATTCCATAATATATATCTTATGACCACTACCTTGTTTGTGTTTGTATTGATCAGGCATACATAAAGGTAAATCTTGCAATACTTCCCAATTAGTTTCTTTCTCAGCTGGAATGTTGAGTGGCAACTCTTGTAAAGCATGTATTACAGTTTCTGTTTTATGAGCAGCAATACCAGTTTCATCTGTAAATCGCCATTTGTATTCTTCACAAAGTGTTAGTGCATGCATCCACAACCACCAATAGTTCATTGCATCTTTTCGTACCCATATAGTTGAAGGGTGATTCTCGTATGCTTTTTTGTATAAAAGTTTAGCATCTGCTCCTGCATCGCCATCAAGCACGCGATGTGCAGTCGATAGCATTTGTGCAGATTCCACAATCATTTTTGGTACAAGTTTATCTGGCAGTTCTAATGCCGCTAGTCTTGGATCGTCATTTACAGCAAATATATTCATATTTTTACTCCTAATAAGTTAAGTTTAAACATAGATTCTTTTGGTATGGCAAACCAGGCCCATGATTTTACAGTGTGTCCTGAATGTTGGGCATCAACTACCGGTTTTGTAGAAGCACTAAGCCAACGTCCTGTACCGTAGCCCCAAGGGTTACCGCTTTTTCGTACATTTTGAATGTTATATATAAAACCCGAACGAGGTATGTCAGGTATTACTTGCCTCCATGCATCGTTGTAAAAACGATCAACAATAAGATTACCAGCACGCGGTGAAAAGCCAGTAACTTTACAACGAATGTACCCTTGTTGGTATTCAGCTACTAACCAGTCACCTTCGTTAAATATTTGTTCTGGTTTTACACCTTCAGGTAATTCCATAACACCTTCTAAGGTGTGAAAAGTATTACCTGTTACTTGATCTTCAACAGTAGTAGGGCCAAACAAAAAACCGTTTCTTTGATACGGTACGCTGTTTGCATCACACCATCTTGAAGTTGCATTGTTATATCGGTGATGATTTTTGCTCATGATTTTCTCCTTCATGGTTATAAGTTTCAAGTAGTCTTGCTAAATACCATTGGGCTTTTTGCAAGTCTTCTTGTTGGTTCTTGTATTCATAACGCCATATGTATTTTATGATGTTACCTTTCAAGTAGCCTTGGAATTGTCGGGTGGTCATAGAGGCTTGAATAGCTTGTATGCACTCGATATCTCCAGTGTTGTAGTGTGGGGGTTGGTTTACATTGTCCATAATTACTCCTTAATTTGATCGTAACAGTTAGCTTGGTATCTGACCCGGTTAGAATCATAAGTATAAACTTAAAGTTTTGTCGGATGTATATTAACTACTTATAGCAGTTACATCAATCTAACGACTTATCTTGCATTGATTGTTAGGAGAACGTATACGCTGTCGGACCTCTAGCCGCACTTGGCTCCACAGGTGGTTGTATCAACTAACTGTTACGATATTTCTTTTTCAAGAAATTACGGTTGGACTCTTCGTACGCTTGAAAAGTAGGATGAACTTCCATGCCATAGGCACGTCGTTCAGAGCAATTCTTCTTGTACATACGAAGAGCAAATTCTTTATATTCCGTAATGTTCGCAAAATGTTTCATACATTTCCTCAACTATTGGTATGTCCAATTCGAACATTGTATCAATAACTGCGGGTGTAGGTACAGTATTAGAACTGTTATACATATTCTGTTTATCTGTAATAGCCCTACTTTTTAAATAATCTTTAAACTGTTCATGAAACAAAAGAGAAACAACTTCGTCTTTATCTGCATCGTCTTCAAGAATACAAGAAAGTATTTGTGATTTAATAGAAGCTACACTGATGTAATCAAAATAGTTGTTCATAGCTGATTCAAGCCATGTACCATGCCATTCTTTCCACTCTAATGCTTTCTCTTTTAACCTCATTTTTTTCCTCGTTTTTACTTTTACTCGATGGCTATTATTATTGCTCAACATTACAAACCTTGATCGTCTGAGTATTGATTGTGCTTACGCCAGTCTGGTTGTTGTGTTTCCCATTTTAACTTTGGCACAGCAAAGTTAAAACCAAGAGCTTTTTTGTTTACAGACTCAAGCTTTAGTTTCTCATGTACCATAGTCTTACGCATAAGAAATAATACAAGAGAAGCAGTAAGACCGCCAACCATAGCAGCAGTCATACCACTGTAAGTACCATAGAATGCAATCATAAGAGTTGCAGTAATTAGTACATCAGCAAAGATGTCATGTCCAATAGTCTTACGACCACCAGCTTTAAGCGCTAGCAAAAGCAGACCGAGCGCGCTGAATATTCCTATAGTTAGCATTGTTGCGTTGCCTCCACATAATATAAGCCATATAGCCGAATTGAATTAGTTCGATAAGTATCCACAAAGCTGTGGTAATACTTGATAATATACTAGGCATAGTTAAACCTCATTGATAAATACATCATGCTAGCTAGTAGTAAAGCTAGTAGCATGAAAGTTAAAATATGTTGTAATACGATAGCAACTGCAAGTGTGCCAAGAAGTATTAGAACTCCGTTTTTTACATACTTTTGTATGTGTTTAATTGACTTCGATAATTTCGCCATAGGGCGCCTCCGTAGCTGAATTAGTTATCCAAACAACTGGAAAGTGTGGTTTAGTTCCAAAGTCATTTGACTCTAAATCTGTAAGATAAATAAGACAAGAGACACTTGGATATTTCTCTGCCATTTCTGCAACAGCTGGTCCAAACCTTGTACCACCCCGACCTTGCATTGTGACTTTCAAAGGCATTGATTCACGAGTGAATGTCTGCTCGTCAGTCACATCCGTATCTGCTTGCATGAAATGTATATTTTCTACATTAGCATCAACCAACATAGAAGATATCTCGCCTAGATCTTGATTGAGCTCTTCATCAGTACGAGAACCAGAAGTGTCAACGATGACACCAATCTCTTCGATACATGGTGAATACAAACTAGGCAGATACAAGCCATTAGCAACGAACCTACGATTAGGTTTTTGCCAACTGTAATCTGATTTGTTGTTACTTCTCAAGAATCTTGCAAGCTTTTGTTTCCAATTAACTTGTGGTGACACAATCTCATCAACTAGCTTAGACAAGCTACCGGGTAGTTTACCTTGTGCTTTAGCAGACTCAGCGGCTTGTTGTACTGCAACTCGCATATCTGCTTCGTGTTTACTTTGTGCACCGCTGTCTGTCAAAGATGGATTAGGTTGAACACAAGTACCGTCAAAGTCAGACAATCCAGACAATGCTTCTGCACCACCATTTTGTTGCAGAGTGATGTAAATCTCATCGGCAGTCATATCACGATACTTTTCATCAAGCAGTCCACCTTCGGGCAATATCATGCCAGAGTCAGTGACGACTAAATTAATTACATAATCGCCAGCGACGTTCCAAAGAAACGGGTCACGCTCGCCAAGACGCAGTACATGCATGTAAACACAATGCATAACTTCGTGGGCAAGCAAACCAACTCTTTGTTCAGCTGTACACTTGAGAAAGAATGTGGGATTGATTAGTAGCTTTTCGCCGTTCGTTCCCGCTGTTGGAATGTCTTCGGTAAACTCTGCCCCCAATCGAAGGCAGAGAGTACCGAAGAACGGTTGCATTATCAACAACGTAGAACGAGCTCGAGTAAAAGCTGTTTTAATATCTTCCATTAGTCATTATCTCCTAGTAATGTTGAACCAAGAATCACAGCGTTGAAATCGCCAGCATGTTGCTCGACAAAACCTTTGTCTTGCTGTGCTTTTGCTTTACGCTCTGTTTTCTTGTGAATAGTTACCATTTTATCTGGGTCAACTTTTTGCACCATGGCTGCCAAAGCACCGCCAGGCCATGCTTTCAATGCTTGATTAAGCGTTTGAAAACGAAGCAACATCTTAGCAAACTTAGCAACTTCATTTGATTTGTTGATGTCGTACATGTGTCGCTCTTTAGATATTTCAAGAGCTTTAATAACCGCTTCGTCTTGAGGTGCTTTGTAAAGATTAAACGCCAATTGACTTCGATAAGAACTACCTTTTATCAATGGTTGCTCTACCGAAAGAGGCATGTTTGCATTGTGCAATTCTGGTGTATCAATTACACACTCATACTCTTTAACCAAGTTTTGCAATTCCCAAGGCAAATCTTCATAACCAGATGGTCTTTCTCTTTGATCATAGCACTTTGTTTCAAACTGTACGGTCAATTCATTATCGTTAATAAAGAATGAATCGTCACTGTTTTGACTAAGGTCAAAGAACTCTACATTATCAAGCTTTGAAGCTTCTTTGATTCTGTCAATAATAGGTTTGACATGAGTGTCATAGATAGCATCGCCTAGAGACGCAGGGTACTCTGGTTTTGGTTTAGTGTTTTGGTAGCTCTTTTCATACTCTTTGCAGAGATCTACTGTGAGCTTGTTTGACATACGAACTGTAGCCATAATTTTCTCCGTTGTTACAGTACAACATCTGAATTATCTGAAATCCAGCTTTGTATTGTAGGTTGATTAAATAATGCTTTGTCAATTGCAAGAATGCTTTTGACCAAAACAACCTGAAACTCAGTAGGTATCTTCTTACCAAGTTTCATAATGTTTTCTAGTTTGGATTGTTCCGCTCTAGAAGCCACTGCACCTGTAAGTGCATACAATACTGCCGGATCCTCCGATGGCATGTATGAACTAGGATTAGCAATCAAGTTATCAATATCTGGTAACTTGTCTGCAATTTTTGCAAACGCAAGAAACTCTCCAGCAGGACCAGTGCCTACAGCACCAGCAATACCAAAGAATAATCTTGAATCATCCATGTTTTTTGTTAGTCGCAAACGCTTGTCGACGAATGACCAGCTTCGAGGAGTAGGGAAAGCA